GTTTCCGCAGCAATCAGCACCGTTCCACCCGCGAACGTCGCAACGACTTCTTCCCACGGTCTCGCGCCGACCAACGCAACGCGTGCGATGCTGTCGGAATACTTGTATAGCTGAACTTTCAACGACACAGGGCAAGTCCCGTATTTTCCTACCTCTCGCGGCTTAACCCGCGCTCCGGCCTCGGATTCGTCCGAGGCCGGAAGTGCATAGCCGCCGAAACGGAGGAATGAATGACGCGCACCCCCTGGAAGACTGAAACAGTCCGATGGACGACTCGCTTCGGACGATTCGTCGACGGATGCGGGATCGACAAACTCGCGAGCGATCTCGGGATTAACCGATCGACACTCTACAACTACTTAAACGGGCGGACGGAGCCCAGGCGGACGATGATCGCGAAGATCGTCATCGCGGCGAAAGCTCGCGCCTTCCGGCTCACGATCTCGGACATCCATCGTCACAGCGCGAAGGTTCGCAACGAACGGGAGGCCAGCCGATGAAGCGGCTCTCTCTCTCCCTCCCTTGCGAGTTCACCGAGGACGAGCTCGCGGTGAAAGCGAAAGAGCTCTCGCTCGCGACGCTCGAACTCCGCGAGGTCGAAGAACAGAAAGCGGAAGTCTCGAAGTCGTTCACCGAACGGATCAAAGACATCCGCTCCCGCATGAGCCAGCTCGCGAAAGAGTACAAAGCTCGCGGCGAGAAGCGGCTCGTCGACTGCATCGTGAAGTTCAACCAGCCCGAACCGCTCCAGAAGACGACGATCCGGCTCGACACGGGAGAAGTCGTGAAGGTCGAACCGATGACGGACGAGGAGCGGCAAGAGAGGCTCTTCGAGGAGCACCAGGAAGAACAGGCCGTCGTCGACGACGTCGTCGCGCGGATGCTGCAACAGACGGAGACTGCCGTCGAGGAGATCGATCCCGTGCCTCCGCACGAGGACGCGACGTCCGGCGAATACGAGCCGAACGAGGACGAGTCGGAAGGGGGCGGCCAATGACCCCGCGCGACCAATGGCTTGCTCTTCGGCGGACGGGGATCGGCGGGACGGATGCAGCGGCGATCCTCGGGCTCTCTCCCTGGAGCTCTCCGCTCAACGTTTGGCTCGATAAGACGGGACGCGCAGTCCCGCGACCGTCCGATCCCGATCGGGACGATCTCCTCTTCCTCGGGAACGCGCTCGAACCCGCGATCGCTGCGATGTATGAGCGGAAGACGGGACGAAGACTCTTCAAGCCGGAGGATGACTTCGGGATCGTCCGGCATCCCGCGTTCCCGATGATCCTCGGGACTCCCGATCGACTCGTCGTCGGGGAACCTCGCGGCGTCGAGCTCAAGTCCGAAGTGCCGTTCCTCGATCGTTTCGGCGATCCAGGGACGGACGAAGTTCCGGACTTCTACGTCGCCCAATGCGCCGTTTACATGGCGGTGAATAACTTCGACGCCTGGGACATTGCGCTCCTTCACGGCGGATCGAAGTTCGGAATCTACACGCTCGAACGGAGTCGCGCCGTCGAGAATGAGCTCCTCGACGTCCTCGTCGCATGGTGGGAGCGTCACGTTGTCCAGGACGTGCAACCCCCGATCGACGGATCGGACTCCGCGACGCGATATCTCTCGCAGAAGTTCGCGCAGAATTTCGAACCCCTCGCGGATGCGACCGCCTGGGAGGAGAGGATCGCGAGAGAGCTCGGAGAAACGCGGAAGAGATTCGACGCGATCGAGGAAGCGAAGGCGAAGCTCGAAAACGAGATTCGCGAAGCCATTGGATTCCGCGACGGGATTCGCGGCTCGTTCGGCAAGGTCACATGGAAGCGGTCGAAGGACTCGACGACGACGGACTTCGAGAGAGCCTTCCAGGACGCGAAGACGGAAGTCGCGAAGTTCCTCCTCTCCGGGACGGCCGAGGACATGAGCGCTCCGATCGCGGACGCGGAGACGATCTCCGGACTCTTCGAGCTCGCGCTCCATCGTCACACCCACACAAAGAGCGGCGTCCGCCGACTTCTCTACACACCAGCGAAGGGATAAGGGACGATTTTATGAACGAAGGAATCATTCAGGCCGGAAGTGCGTTATTACCGACTCCGATCTCCCGCGATCGCGGACAGAACGAGTCGGCAGCGATGGTTCTCGCGGCGACGCGACAGGCCGAGATACAGGCGCGATATCTGCTCGCGTCACAGCATCCCCGTGATCTCGACGTCGTCCGCGAGAAGCTCTTGAAGGAGTGTCGACGTCCCTCATTCGCGGACGTTGCACGTTACCGGAAGCCGATCGGGAGGGGAGTCGAAGGGCTCTCGATCCGATTCGCGGAAGCGGCTCTCCGGATCATGAAGAACATCACGATCACGCAGAGCGTCGTCTCCGAGGACGATCTCTCGCGGAAGATTCTCGTCGAAGTCGCGGACGTCGAAGAGCTCGTCTCCTACGGGAAGACAATCACGATCGAGAAGACGGTCGAGCGGAACTCCGTCAAGGACGGCGACACGGTGATCCGGCAGCGGACGGGCTCGCGCGGCCAACAGGTCTACATCATCGCGGCGACGGAAGACGATCTTCTCAACAAAGAGAACGCGCTCATCTCGAAAGCGATCCGGACGGAAGGACTCCGGCTCATTCCTGGCGACGTCCTGGACGAGTGCGAGCGGACGATCCTCGACACGATCCGGCGGAAGGACGCGGAAGACCCCGACGGAGCGAAGCGCCGGATCTTCGATTCGTTCGCGACGATCGGCGTCACGGTCGAGCAGTTGAAGCTCTATCTCGGACACGACGGGACGTCCGTCACCCCGAAGGAGCTCTCCGATCTCCGCGCGATTTACTCCGCGATCCGCGACTCGGAAACGACCTGGAAAGCGACGATCGATCCCGTCCTCGCGGAGCGGAAGAAAGCGGAGGGGACGGCGGAGAAGAGTTCGACTCCTGGATCGCGTAAGGGCATGAGTGCGGTTGCCGATGCGGTGAATCGCTCGAAGAAGAGTGACGATCCGGCGCCGGCCACTTCAACAGATGAGAGCGTCGCTCCTGTGACGGGATCGGAGCTGTCGAAGTGACGGGCGCACAGGCATCACTCTTCGACGATGGCGGGAGCTCGCGCTCCCGTCGAATTCCGCCCCTGAGAGCGCGGCGAGCGACGAAGCGAGACGAGATCGAGAAATTCTTCGTCGCGAATCTCGGGACCCGGCTCGCCACATACGAGCTACATGCGAGGTTCGGGAGCGCGTTCCGCTCCCGAGTCTCCGAGATCAACCGATCGCAGACTTGCTCGATCACGATTCATAACGAAGTCGATCCGCAGAAAGACGGAGCGGAGCACTCGGTCTATTGGTCGACGCGGAGGACGGCATGAAGCGAATCCCTCGCGCGACGATCGACTACCCCTTCCCGCATGAGTTTGACGCGGGGAAGTATTCCGCCTACTACCTACTCTCGGACGTCCCCGAGTCCGACGTCCAGGCCGCGATCCTCGGGCTCCTTCGCTCCTTCAAAGTCGACGCGATCGCGGTCGACGCGGGAGCGAAGGGGCTCCGGCGGACGCTTCTCGCGCGGATGCGGAGAGCGGGATTCCCGATGCAAGCAATCGCCGCGCTGCTCTCCGGCGGACTCGGATCGGAGATTCCGGCGGGACACTCTGACATTGCCGGGACGCTTGCTCCGTCCGGACGCTCGCTCTACATCGAAGTGAAGAAGCCCGCGACGATCGACGGCGGCGGGAATGTGATCGAGCGGCAAGGGCAACCGACGCAGGAACAGCTCGACTTTCTCCTCTCGAAGTACAAGCGGGGAGCGATCGTGATGATCGCTTACTCGATCGACGACGTCTCCGAATTCCTCGCGGACGATCTCCGCCGGAACTACGACGCGGCGAGACGGGAGGGACTATGAGTCGACGAATCCCCTCCGAGATCGACGTCGATCTCCTCCGAACCGCTGTAAAAGCACGACTCCCGCTTCCGTTCGACGGCTCCTCCTGGACTGCGAGCTTCCTCCCGACTTGCGTCGTCTTTCGGAGATTGCGGACGAAGCAAACCTACATCGTCGAGTACGAGACGGCGATACAACGCGCGATCAAGGCGGACGTCGAAGAAGCGCGACGCTCCAGGAAGCGGAAGAGAGGTCGATCCGATGGGACGAATTAGAACGATTAAACCGCAGATGTGGAAGGACGATCGCTTCGTCGATCTCTCCTCCGACACCGTGCGGCTCTTCTTCGTCGGGCTCTTGAACGTCGTTGACGATGAGGGACGCGCCGTCTACGCTCCGCGTGAGATTCGGCGGGAGATATTCCCCGATCGCATCGAGCTCAACGTCGCTCCGCTCCTGGCGGAGCTTGGCGAGAACGGGCTCGCGATCATTTACGAAGTCGACGGGAAGCGATACGTCGCGATCCGAAACTTCGCGAAACACCAGAAGATCGACCGGAAGACGGCGTCGAAACTACCTCCTCCGCCCACTTCCGACCATGAATCACCACTCCTCGACGAGTCCTCGACGAGCGCGGGAGTGATCGGCGAGATCGACGCGATCACTCGACGAGTCCTCGACGATCACTCGATGAGTCCTCGACGAGCCCTCGACGAGTCCTCCCGATCACTCGACGAGCCCTCGACGACGGAAGGGAATGGAAAGGAAGGGATCAAGGAATGTAAAGGAACTTCTGCGCCGTCGCAAGCTCCGGCGAAGGAGACGCGATCGGGAAGCGATCGAGAAGCGACGGAGAAAGACCCACGGTTTCAACCCTTCGTCGACGTGATCCACCAACGCTACCGGACGATGAACGGCGCAGACTGCCCCTGGAGTCCGAAGGACGGGAAACAGGCGAAGGACGTGCTCCGATCCCTGGACGCGAAGGACTGGACGATCGAGAAGCTCGATCGATGTGTTCAATTCAAGCTCCTCTCCCTGGATCACCCCGCGACGGAAGCTCCGCACCTATGGCTCGCGCGACTTACGAGCTATTACGAAGCCCCTCTCGATCGTTTCGGACGTCCCGACTTCGAGAAGCGGGATCGATGGGAGCGGAAACATACGGAGAAGTCCACTCCGGTTCCGGCTCCTCGTCCGGCTCGATCGCTGGTTCCCGATCCGTCCGTCGCGGCGTTCGTCGAGTCGCTCCCGTCCGATCCCTGGACGCTCGTCCTTGATCGTCTCCGGAAGATCGTCAACCCTCATTCGTTCGACACATGGCTCAAGCCGACGAGGTTCCTCGGAGTCGACGCGAAGGACGTCGTCGTCCGCGTCCCGAATAACGACTTCGGCCACGTCCTCGATAAGTGGGGAGACGCGATCTCCGCGATCTTCGAGGAGCTTCGCTTCCCGTTCGACGGCGTCTCCCTGGAGGTCGTCGCATGATTCACGTCGGAGAACTTTCACTCGAAGAACGCGGAGCGATGGAGCTCATCGAATCCGCGCGGAGCTATCTCGCGGAGTGGTACGCGTCCGGCGGAGATTGGCGCGAGTTCCACCACATGACAGCGTCGAATCTTCTTCGCGAGCTCGTCACCGCGATCCGCGTCGACGCCGCGGCTCGGCGGTCGGAACCATGACGGAACGACGGATCAAAACACGCTGCGTAAAGTGCGGGGATTCGTTCGCGCGAAAGCCGGACCGTTCGCCCGTTTGCCCAAAGTGCCTCACGCGTCCAGAAGTCGGAAAGGTCTATCTGATCGCGAGCTACCACACGGGAGACTTCGTCGGAACCTGCGTCGCGACGGAGTTCACGTTCGCGCGTTATCGCGTGAACGCTCCGCTCGCAACGACGCTCAATCCAGGAGAGGAGATCGAGGTTCCGTTCTTCTCTCCTGCGAAATTCATTCCGGAAGCCACGTCGGAGGCTATATGACCACGCCGACTCGCGGACGGGCGACCGTCCCGATCGAGTATTCGAATCGGAAACAGCGACGCGCGGGACACTCGGAACGATGCTCGCGCGGCGATCACGAACAATGCTCGGGACTGATACGAGCGAATCACGGGCTGAAAATTCGATGCCTGTGCAAGTGCGGGCATCCTCATGTCAAAGGACTGAAAATGAAAATAAAAGCCACCGTCTTGAAGGTTCGCTGTGCGACGTGCAACGAGTCTCTCTCAACACTCGAACGATCGGCGTCGGAGAACTTCATCTACCGTCACCGTCACCACCCAGGATTCTCGTACCTCCTTCAAGTAGAAGAGCCAAATTTCCTTGCGGGATCGGATATCCCCGCGACGGTGAAGACGGCGTCGTAACTCGTTTGGCTCCGTCGAGATCTTTAGACTCGCTTCGACGGAGCCGGACGCGCATGATCTCGCAGGAAGGGAGTACCCGATGAACTATTCCGTCGACGTCGACATTTCCGGCGCAGTGAAGTTCACGACCGCGCTCACGAAGCAAATTCCCTTCGCTATGGCGAAGGCACTCACGCAGACGGCGAAGATCGCCCAGACGGACATCATCATCGCGATGCAACTCGTCTTCGATCGTCCGACTCCTTACACGCTAAATTCGACGTTCGTCGATCCCGCGACGAAGGATCGGCTCGAAGCGTTCGTCCGTTTGAAGAACGAATCCGCGACAGGCCTCCCGCCGACGAAGTATCTGCAACCGGAAGTGTCCGGCGGAGCTCGGAGCGTGAAACGATCCGAGTTCGCCCTTCGCCGTTCACTGAATCTCCCCGATGGAGCGTTCGTCGTCCCTGGAGCACGAGTCCCGCTAGATCAATACGGGAACATCACAGCGGGAACGATGACGAAGATTCTGTCCGCCGTGGGATCGATGCCAGATTCTTATGCGAACACGACGTCGAGATCGCGACAGCGGGCGATCGCGGCGGGACGTGATCTCGAATACTTCGTCGGACGCTCGCCGACCGGAGCGCAGCGTCTCGGAGTTTGGCTCCGTCGCGGACGTCACCTTCTCCCGATCTTGATCTTCATCGATCGCGCTCCCACGTACCGCGAGCGTCTTCGCTTCTATGCGATCGCACAGGAGACTTATGCTCGCGAGTACCAACCGCTCTTCAACAATGCTCTCGCGGACGCGATCGCGACGGCGAGACTATGACGAGCGACGCGCCCCGCGACGGACACGAGAGGGAGATCGAAGCGATCCTCCTGCATCGCCGTGGATTGATTCGCTCACTCATAGATCGAGTGCAGTGTGAGAGCGACTTCGGATCGGCGGGATTCAGGAGTCCAGCGCGACGCGGTGACGGCGGGCAGGTTCTCCCCGACCCCCCACCCGTCACGGGTAATTCGAACCCCGATCGCAAACCAGTGAATAAAACTGCGGAGCGCGTTTCGCTTCGCTCCGAGGAGGCTTATGCCAGCTAAGAAGGACGCGGGCTCCAGGACGGCGGGAGTCCCGAAAACATTGAAGAATCGAATCGTCGGGAGCGGAGAGATCGAAGTCGCGAAGCTCAAAGCGAACCCGAAGAACTGGCGAACTCATTCCGACGAGCAACGCCTCGCGATGAAGGACGTTCTCGAACAAGTCGGATGGGTGCAGAACGTGATCGTGAACCGGAAGACGGGGAACATGATCGACGGGCATCTTCGAGTCGAGATCGCGACGGCTCGGAGCGAGAAGAGCGTTCCTGTCGTCTTCGTCGAGCTCACTTCGAAGGAAGAAGACCTCGTCCTCGCGTCGCTCGACCCGATCGCGGCACTTGCCGGCCTCGATTCTGGAAAGCTCGCGTCGCTCCTGGACGAGCTCGACGTCGAGGGAGAGGGACTCGCGAAGATGCTCGACGAGATGGCAGAGGGGATCGCGAAGAAGCGCGGGAGCAACGAGAAGCCGGAAGTCGAATTCGCGGAAGAGCTCCTCGAAGAACATAACTTCGTCGTCCTGTATTTCGACAACACGGTCGATTGGCTGAATCTGCTCTCGATCCTGGAGCTCCCGACGGTGAAAGCACTTCATTCGAAGGAAGGATTCAAGACACAGGGAGTCGGACGCGTCGTTCGTGGAGTCGATGCCCTGGAGAAGTTCCGGAAGTGGGGAGGAGATCATGCAGATTAGTGTCTGCTGCCCTTCGTACCGACGACCGAAGCGGATCGAGACGTTCGACTACCTCCCCGGGATTCGCGTCTATGTGGCGCCGGAGGAGCTCGACGCCTATCGCGCAACCTACCCGACGAAGGACGTCGTCGCTTGCCCTCCTGGAGTCCAGGGGAACCTATGCCGCGTTCGGAATCACATCATCGATTGCGAGCTCGTCCAGGGAGACGCGGACGTCCTCGTCATCATCGACGACGACTTTCACGGGCTCGCATATTGGGAACAGAAGCGGAGAGTCGAGCTTCCCTCGGAGGAATTTCTCGCGTTCGTCGAAAAGTACACGATCCTCGCGCGGGAGCTCGGCGCATTCCTGTGGGGGGTGAATCTCACGTCGGATAAGCAGCTTTATCGCGAGTACACGCCCTTCTCGACGGTCGCCTACATCGGCGGGCCATTCCAGGCGATCCGGAGGGGATGCGAGCTCAGGTACGACGAGCGGATGCCGCTCAAGGAGGATTACGACTTCTCCCTCCAGCACTTGAACCGTTATCGATGCGTCGTCCGCGTCAATCACGCCTACTACCTCGTCCGGCAGAGCGAACAGGCGGGAGGATGCGCGACATATCGCAATTTCGAACGGGAGAAAGCGCAGTTCGAGATTCTTCGGCGGAAGTGGGGATCGGAGATCGTCCACAACGACACGATGGACTTGTCGCACGTATCGGTGAAGAAGCGGACGCGGATCGACTACAACCCCGTGATCCACCCTCCGATTCGGGGAGTGTGACGAATGACGTTCGGCGATCGATGGAGATTCGGGATCGACGATTCCGCGAAGGTCGATAATCCAGGAAGCGATCAACACCCTTTCATAGAAGCTCCGGACGGGCGGAAGCTGTGGCTCGCGACGGACACGGACGTCGCGCTCGCGAGGCGTCTAGTCGAGATGGCGAACGAGTTCCGCGCGTTCGCGAATCCGACGGGGAAGCGGGGGGGACTAGATGGCCTTCGTTAATGTGCAGAAACTCGCGAGCGCGATGAACGTCACCGCGCGAAGAGTTCAACAGCTCGTCTCGGAGGGACTCCCGCGCGAGGAGAAGGGAAAGTACGACCTCGCGAAGTGTCTCCTCTGGTACATCCGCTACCTCCAGAACGCGCTCGAAGGACGCGGCGTCCCGACTCCCGACGGCGAACTCGGATCGATGAAGGAAGAGCGGCTCGCGCTCCTTCGCGTCGATCGTGAGCTCCGCGAGATCGAGCTCGCGGAGAAGCGCGGATCGCTCGTCTCGATCGTCGACGTCGAGAAGACCCTCTCCGATCTCGTCCTTACGACGAAAGCGCGGATTATGGGCATCGCTCCGCGACTCGCGGCAGAGCTCGTCGGAGAGTCCTCGCGCGTGATGATCCAGGCGAAGATCGAGAAGGAGATTCGCTCCGCGCTCGCACACCTGGAGAAGCCGAGCGCATGAGCACAGCTATCCAGGCTCCCGAGATCGGCACTCACGCACTCGGAGTCGAGAATTTCGAAGCGGCGAGGCGTCGCGTCTTCTCGCTCTTCGCTCCTCCTCCAGACATTGCCGTCTCCGAGTGGGCTCGACGGTATCGCGTTCTACCGAAGGGATCGACGTCTCGTCCTGGAGCGTTCCGTCCGGAGAAGTATCAAGTCGAGATGATGGACGCGATCCTCGATCCAAACGTGCATGAGATCGTTCTCCAGAAGTCGACGCAAGTCGGATATAACGACGCGGTTGTGAACAACATCATCGGATACGTGATCGACGTCGATCCGAAGCCGATCATGCTCGTCGAACCGACGATCGATAATGCGAAAGACTACGGGAAGAAGCGGATCGCTCCGATGATCGCGAACTGCCCTCCCCTCCGCGAGAAAGTCCGCGAAGCGACGTCCAGGAGAGCGGGGAACACGCTCACCTTGAAGGAGTACCCAGGCGGATTCCTGAAACTCACGGGAGCAAACGCAGGCTCCGGACTTCGCTCCGATCCCGTCCCGATCGTGATCTTCGACGAGGTCGACGGATATCCCGAGGACGTCGACGGCGAAGGCGATCCGATCGAGATCGGGACTCGTCGGACGGATCAATTCCCCGACTACAAGATCGTGAAGGGCTCGACTCCCGCGCGTCCGAAGGAGATCTCGCGGATCGTGAAGGCATACGAGCGGAGCGACCAGCGCGAATTTCACGTCCCTTGTCCGTTCTGCGGATTCGCGCAGCCGCTCGTTTGGCGCGATCCGGTGTCGAAGGACTATCGGCTCGTCTATGAAGTCGCGGAGAACGGCGTCGTCGTCCGATCGAGCGTCGCGTATCTTTGCGCGAAGTGTCGCGGACGGATCACGGAACGGTACAAACAGCAAATGCTCGACGCGGGCTCATGGATTCCGCGATTCCCTGGACGCGACGTCGTCGGCTTCTACATCAACGCCCTTTACTCGCCTTGGCGCGAGAACTGGCACGAGCTCGCGCAGGAATGGAGCGAAGCGAATCGCGAGCGGAGTCCGGAGAAGTTGAAAGCGTTCATCAACCTTCGACTCGGGGAACCGTGGGAGGAGGATGGAGACGCGCTCGAAGCTCATTCGCTCCGCGCTCGCTGTGAGAAGTATCCCGAGGACGCGGACGTCCCGAACGGAGTCGGGCTCCTCACCGCGAGCGTCGACGTCCAGAGCTCGGGACGTCTGGAGTGCGCCGTCAAGGGATGGGGAGCGAAGGAGGAGTCCTGGCTAATCACCTATCAACAGTTCTTCGGCGATCCTGGACGCGAGGAAGTATGGAACGAGCTCGACGAGTTCCTCGGGACGAAGTTCCGACACGCTTCCGGACGAGAGATCGCGATCTCCGCGACGTTCATCGATTCCGGCGGACACAATACGGACGACGTCTACAAGTTCGTCAAAGCTCGGCAGTCGCGACGCATCTTCGCTTGTCGAGGAGCGAGCGAGTCGGGGAAGGAGATTCTTTCGAAGTATTCGCTAAATAATCGCTTGAAGGTGAAGCTCTTCACGATCGGGACGGATACGGCGAAGGATCGCATCTTCGCGCGGATGAAGATTCCCGCTCCGGCTCCTGGCTTCATGCACCTTCCGGACTGGATCGACGACGAGTACCTCGAACAGCTCACGTCGGAAAAGGCCGTCCGGCGCTATAAGAAAGGCCGCGGAGCGGTTCGCGAGTATATCAAGACACGCGAGCGGAACGAAGCTCTCGATCTCGAAGTCTATGCACTCGCGGCTCTCTATTCGCTTGGAAACGCGAAGCTCCGATCACTGGAGCAACTCGCGACGGAGTTCTCGACTCCGATCGAAAGGGAGACTCCCGCAACTCCCGCAACTCCCGCGACTTCGACGACCTGGGGAAATCACGGCGGATTCATCAACTCCTGGCGACCTTAACCCTGTGATAACGCTTAATCGCCGGCTTTGGCCGAGCCCCCCGCTCAGGAACTCGGGAACATCCTTGAATTTCTGCAGCCCGGGGCGTGGTCGACAGGGTGTAATCTATGAGGTTCAACCAACAACTATTATGCCGGTCCTCCAATTCAAGGGTAAAACCGCAGTCGAGAACTACCATCACACTGTTCCGCACCACATTCTGGAATTTGATCCAGGGCAATCGGTGCTCGCGAAAGGTGAGATGCCAGGCCTAGACGGCAACGCGATCATCGAGGGCGACAACCTCCTCGCGCTCAAGGCACTTCTCCCAACACATGCTGGAAAAGTGAAATGCGTCTACATAGATCCGCCGTACAACACGGGAAACGAGGCCTGGGTTTATAGCGACAATCTGACGCAGCCTCAGTTCAAAGAATGGATCGGCCAGACAGTGGGTAAGGAGAGCGAGGATGCCACCCGCCACGACAAATGGTGCTGCATGATGTACCCCCGCCTGGAGCTTCTCAAGGAGTTGCTGCGAGAAGATGGGGTCATTTTTGCCAGCATTGGTGAAAACGAGATTGCACATCTACGAATGCTGATGGATGAAATCTTCCTCGCAGACACGCCGCTTGCGACATTCGTATGGAAACGTCGGAGTCCGAGTGGTATGCGCGAAGAGCCTGTCTCCGTAGATCACGAATATGTGCTGATGTACGCAAAGAATGTGTCCGAGGTGCGACTCGAAGGTCTGGTCGCAGATGAGTCAAAGTACCCATTCGAAGACGACGGTGGAAAATACGCCAGCACTGATCTGACCATTGGAATGACAAGCGAGGATCGGCCGAATCAGTTTTATTCTATTTTTAATCCTCGCACCGGGGTCGAATATCCAGCGAACCCAGATCGCGTCTGGCGATTCGAACCGGACAAAATGAAAGAAGTCATCGCCCAGAAATTAGTCATCTGGCCTGACGATGTCGGCGGAGAAATGACTCGCCCTCGTTTCAAAACATACTTCGATCCCGACGATCCAAAGATCAAACCAGTTTCGACTTGGATCGAAACAGCATCGCGGAAGAAAGCAGAAGTGCTGGCGGAGGCCGAAGACTTCGAATTAGAAGTCTTAACTACAGGAATGAATCAGGAGGGAGGCCGGATTCTCCAGAGAATTTTCGGTAAGAAGGTGTTTGAGTACCCGAAACCGCCGTCGCTGATAAAAGCGTTGATACGTGTTGCAACAGGAAAAGATGATCTAATCCTCGATTCTTTTGCGGGCAGCGGCACCACTGGGCACGCCGTTCTGGAGCTCAACCGGGAGGATAGTGGCTGCCGCCGGTTCATGCTTCTGCAACTTCGGCACGACACCAAGGAGCAGGAACACGACGGGTTCAATGTTTGTCAGGAGGTGACAGCAGAACGAATCAGGCGAGTCATCGCGGGTTACAAGTTCAGCAAAGGAAAAGGACCGAAGCAGAAACCAGAGAGTGTCCCTCCACTTGGTGGTACCTTCACCTACGCTCGACTGGGTCCGAAACTCCTCGGAGAATATCGGGACATGGGAGAAACCCTCCCTGCATACGACGAA